TATATATGCATATATAATCTGGGTAATGGGAGATATCAAGTTTAAGTTTACTACTGAATTTCAATTCGAATTATTAAGGTATACAGCGTTAGATAAGAATGGGTACAAAGCATTAGAACTATACAATGATACTTATTTTACTCTTACAGAGCATGCTGTATTGGCTTTTGCTTTAAAACATTATTATAAGGTTAAAAAGAAGGTACCTAGTTATGTGGTATTCCAAGAAGAATTACTAAATGTATTTAATCGCAGGGAATTTGTTAATAATCTTACAGATGATGACCGTAAAGAAATCTTGGGGTTAGCCCGTAAGATGTATACAGGGGTAATACGAGATGGAGATGAAATCCTTATTAATGCTGAAAAGTTTGCCCAATTCGTAGACCTTAAAAATACGGTAGAGGATGTAGACTTATTGGATTATGAACAATACGAATCTTTTTCTAGGAAGGTACAAAAAGCTATATCACCTAAGCTTAAGAAGATGGACGAGAAGGGAAACTTTCTCGTCGCTGATTTGAAATACCGTCAGTTTAAGAGACAAGATCATAGCCCAATAGTTCCTACACCATTCAAACAACTTAACCGGTTAACCAATGCCGGTGGTTATACTAAGGGTAGTATATTAGTCATCTTGGATAAGGCTAAGCATTTTAAAACTGGTATGCTTATAAATTTAGCTAGGCTATACCTAAGTAAGGGAAAGAAAAATGTTCTAGTAGTGGATTTGGATAATGGTGAGGATGAATGGATGCAGAGATTGGAACAATCTATTTCTCGTAAAACAAAAAGACAAATATTATCAGGAGACTTCGATGAAGCTATTCAAAAATCCCTGCGTAGGAATGTTAAAAGGTTTAAGGCTGAACTAGTTATTAAACGTATGCCTGCTCTGGTTACTACTGCTAACGATATAGACTCATATATTCAGTACCTTTACACTGAGTTTGGTTTAAGGATAGATATACTCATTATAGATTATATCAGTAAGATGGGTTGTATATCTGGTAAAGATTCTCTTCATGAAAGGATTGGAGAAGCTTTTATAGATATAGGAAACTTAGGTATGAAGCATGGCATAGAACACATCTGGACTGCTAACCATGTTAAATCAGAGCCTGCTAGGATGAGGTTTAAAACTAGGTATGATGGTACAGATGTGGCTGGAGCTTTAGATATAACCAGGCATGTTCAAGCTATCTTTGGGTTAAACAGAACGGATGAGGAGAATGAGACTGGGCTAATGAGGATGGAGATTGTGGACCAGAGAGATGGAGTACCAAGTGGTAGAGCAGTATTTAAAGTAGATATAGAAAGGCAATACCTAAGCGAATTAAATTCTACGGAATTGGATAAATATTATCAGCAGTATAAAGGGGTATTGGAAAATATGGAAAAGGCAGAACCAGTAGCTCCTAAAAAATTAAGGAGAAAGAATTCGGATATAGGAGATGATCAATAAGGGTTTAAAAGATAAGCTATATGAATATGCCCTTAATAATCTGGGCATGAAACCTTATGTTCGTGGTTGGTTGAAAGGTGATTGTCCTAGTTGTGGTAGGAAAGATAAGTTTGGGATTAATCTGGGTATGAATAGGACAAATTGCTTTGTTTGTGGGTACCACCCCACTCCTTTAGCTTTAGTAACTGATACAGAGGGGTTTTCATCCTTCAATGAGACTTTACTATTTTTTAAAACCTTCGAAGGTATTAGGTATATAGAACCTAAAATAGAAAGAATAGAAAAAAAGCAGGTTGAACTACCAGAAGGGTATACCAGTATAATTCTAGGTCATAGTAGGTTAGCGAAAATAGCTAGAGCTTATGTTAAAAGGAGGGGGTTTGATATACACGAAGCTGCCCTCAAGGGTTGGGGGTATTGCAGTACTGGAGAGTATGCTGGGTATTTGATATTACCATTTTATACTGCGGGGGAGTTAACTTATTTCAATGGCCGGTTATTAATGGGTATAGGGCCTAAATACCAGAACCCTAGAATAGAAGATTTTGGTACAGGAAAGTCATTAATATTATATAATGCTGATGCCCTTTTCATGTATGAGGAAATATATTTATTAGAGGGGGTATTTAATGCTGAGACATTAGGGGTTAATGGTATTGCTACAGGGGGTAAGAATATATCTGATTACCAGATATCATTGATTAACAAGTCCCCTGTCAAGCGGGTTATTATTGTATTAGACCCAGATGCTATTAAGAATGCAATCAGAATAGGACTTCAAATGGCTTTTTATAAAGATGTTAAGATAGTTACATGGGAAGGAGAACAGGATGTAAATGATATAGGTAAGGCAGAGGCTATTAAGAGAATAAATAAATCTCCCTGGTTAAGTTACCGCGATATATTGAAATTGAAAAATGAAACGGGATCCTAGTATACATATATCTAAGTCTAAACTCTTAGCGATAGTGACTGAACTACAAGGTTCACAGAAGCATGGTGTAGTCTATTCAAGCGAGGCTTTAGTTGATAGGATATTTGCTATGGCTAAACCTTATTCAATAATATCCAGGCAAGTAAATGTTACTAGTGATAGGGTTGAAAAGAAAGCTAATAGGTTATTAAAAAGTTCAAGGTTAGATGCTGATCTTTTTGCTAGGCTAATCTATGCAGTTCGTAAGCAACGCAAACACCGAGGAATCTCCCAGATTAAGCCCGGAGGTAAGGATTGGGATTTAGTAAAAGAGGTAACAGCTTCTGCCTTGAACTTTTGTGAAGAATTTTCTCTTAAGAAAAGAGAAGGGTTTATTAAATTTATAGAAGTTGGATTGACTAAGATGGCTAAATTTAACCTGGCTAGGTTTGTTAATTTATATGAGCCTATCTGTGAAACATATGAGGCTATAGTTGAAATAGATAATGATGATAATCCAGTTGGTACTGATGAATTGTATGGTTATTATATAGGGCATATTGCAGAATGCACTGGTATATATGAAGATTTAAAGGTATTACCAGAAAAGTATGTTTGGTTTGTTAGAGCGAGAAAGGAAGCTGATAGGTTGAAGGTCCCCTATGCAGTCTATATCAAAGCCCAATTTTCTGGTCTAGATTTTGCTAAGGGTATCCCTCACCCTGTACAGTTAGTGGGGCCTAAAGCTATTCTTAGAGTCAATAGATACTCTTATAAGAAAAATTTCAAAAGTGAATACGATGAGTTGGGAATAAAACGAGTTAGTTTGAAAGGGATATTTGATGATAGCGATTGAGCTTACTAATAACAAAGTCCAATTAAAGGGTGACCTCAAGATACTTAATAAAGTATATGAGGCTATGGCTATAAGACACCCAAATGCCTTCTTCTTAAGACCTCATATGCCTAGAGGTTGGGATGGTAAGATCCACTATTTAACTGATAAGGGTAGTTCAAGGACTGGTTTATTACCCATGATAATCAGATATATAGAGGAATTTGGGGGTAGTTATATCATAAAGGATTTTAGAACCTCATTAGAATATGAGGATGTTCCAACTAGGGTTGGTAAATTTAAAGCTAGAGATTATCAAATAGAAGCTGCTGAAAGTATAGTTTATAATGAGATACTAGGCATACCTTTTCAACGGGGTATAGTTGGAGCTGCTACTAATGCGGGTAAAACTTTAATAGCTGCTCTGATATATAAATCGTTTCCTAAATCTAAATGCCTTATATTGGTAAATAATACAGATCTGTATAAGCAGTTCTTAGATGATATGCCAGAAATGTTCGGAAGTGATTGGGGTTATATGCAGGGTAAAACTGTTAAGTGGGCTGATATAATGGTATGTATGACCCCTACTTTACGGAATAACTTAGATACCTATGCCAGAAAACTGGCAGCTTATAATATGGTTATCTTCGATGAGTGTCATTTAATGACTAGCAAAACCAATAAGAAGGTAGTTACTGCTCTGTATAATACCGTTGTAAGGGTGGGTTTATCGGGGACTCCCTTTGACCATAAAGATAAGACTAAGAATATGGATATCAGGTCTTTCTTTGGTGATGAGGTATATAAGATAAAGAATCTAGAATTAATGGAGATGGGTTACTCAACTCCCATAGTTATCAAGATAGTTTCAGGTAATACTAAGATAAAAATAAAAGGGGATTATGACGAAGAGTATAGACAAGGGATCACCCTCAGTAGAGAACGAGAAAATAAACTTCTCAGTAGACTTGAACTCTACCTTTCTAAAGGAAGGTATCCAATTCTCATTGTCGGCAGATATCACGAACATGTTGAAAGGTTATATGACATCATCTCTGACAAATTCGGGGGAAAGTACCGTATTAATTACATACACCATAAGATCAAGGAACGTAAGGAGATATTAGACCTGTTCAAAGCCGGTAAGGTGGATATATTGGTGGCTAGTTTAATCATTAAACTTGGCCAAAACATGCCCATGATTAAGTGTATGATTAATGCAGCTTCTGGTGATTCTGCCATCAATGCCCTTCAGCTAATAGGTAGAGCCATTAGGATACATAAAACTAAGAAGAAGGTATACTTCGAAGATTTCTATGATCAGGGGGCCTATCTGCTTAGGCACAGCAAGCATAGACTGTCCTATTATAAGAGAGAGGGGTTTAAGGTGATAGAACTATACAAAGAAACTAGAAAATCCTAAAGTACTATTATATATAAATATAATATACCCCAGTATGACAGGCCGTAAATCAACACAGGATAGGAGAGATAGGAACTACAATAGTTTCCATGATGACTGGAATGAGTTGGGAGCACCGACGGTTAGGGAGATGGCTGGTTGTTTAAAACAATTTGTTACCATAATTAAGTGGTTATTGTTAGCTGGTTTAGTTATAGGACTTTGTAATGCCATATTTGGTTGGCCAAAATTTTAAATGTATGCCTAGAAAAGGAAGAAAACCAAGATCGAAAATTGATAAGGAAGAATATGATTTGATAAAGCCCATAGATATCTTTTCTTTGGGTACAGATGGTGATCCTTGCTTTGGAAAGTACCATGATTTAAAGGCAGCTGAATGCCGTGAGTGTGGCGATTCTGAATTCTGTGCAATAGTAATGGCTCAGAACTTACATAAGGAAAGGTTAAAGCTTGAGACTACTCAGAGGTTTAAGGACCTTGAGGATGCTGAATTCGACAAGGATAATCAGCGAAGACTAATTAAAAACCTTGTATCTAAGTACCAATCAGAGGGGTACCCAAGATTGAAAATTATATTACTCATCTCTAAGAAACTCAAGGTTTCTAAAGATGTGGTAAAGGAAATCTATGATAAATTAAACAATTAATAGAAATGGATATCAGAGATATTAAAGATGAAGTAATCTACCCTGGTAATGATGCCTTCAATGAACTGTTCGTTTTGCAGAAAGTTTTGATAGACTATTACGTGGGTATAGAGGGCTTACCGCCGTACCCCCTAGAAATCAATGCCAAGAAAAGTCAGGACATAATCAAGGACTTTTGTGGTAGGATAATCGAAGAGCTTGGTGAAGGTTTTGAATCATATTTGACCATGATGGATATGTTCCACAGTGGTCATGATGAAATCGAGATGGTCCCACATCTTCAGAATTTTAATGAGGAAGTAGCTGATGCCATACATTTCTGGTTGGAGCTAATGATCTTTTCTGGATTCGAGGTGGCCCACTTAAGAAAATGGATTGAGGAAGACTGGGAGATATCTTTCAGGAACCCAGACCTTTTGGCTGAGTATCTTAAGCTTGGTGGGTATTTCGTAGAGAAAACTTTACCTCTACACAGGATACCTAAGCGTATGGTAATACGCGATGCGGATCTTAATGATGATTTCCTCAGGGGTGGTCGGGCATTAAGTAGTGTTCTTTGCAAACAGATGAAGGTGTTCTTATGGGACGTAACATACCATTTACAGATAGCCAGGAATACGCTTAAGAATAAGCCCTGGAAGCAAAGTCAAATGATAACAGACCGAGACCAGTACGAAAAGTCTATGAAGAAAGCTACCTATGCCTTGTTCACATTTTTCTATTTTGCTGGGTTCGATAAGCAATCATTGTTCCATATCTATTTCAAGAAAAACAAGGTAAACCAGTTTCGTATAAAATCCAAATATTAATGGTAATAAGTAACCACATATCCAGCCAGGAAGCCTGGGAATGGATTAACGAATACCTGGCTGCAGAGGAAGAACAAGTGGTAGCTAACGGAGGGGTTAGGAATGGCCCACAGATGATTTCTTATGATCACTTCATGGAGATCAATAAAGCCTGGGTTGACCCTAACTTCGATTTCGGTAAGATGTTTGGTTATAAGGTACAGAAGTGGTCTAAGCTGATATCGAATTACATAGATTTCGATTTCCTGGACTTAGCTAAGAGTCAAGTAGTGGAAAGGGAAACTAAGAAGGCTTCATCATATACTGTGGTATTCAAGTTTTCTAACAAACAAACCTCTGGTCATGCCTGCTTAATATCTCTGGTATTTCAACGCAGGTTAACTCAGGATAATCCCATAGTAATCCTTAACATTAGGTCATCTGAGGTAACCAAAAGGTTGCTCATGGATTTTCTCTTGGTTCAAAGGATAATAGAATACGTCTATGGCCATAAGCATGGGGCCAGCTTAAAAGTATTCTGTGGGAATATGTATTTGTCCGGTGAAGCCTTTACCATGTACCACAACTACAAAAACCTACGGGACTTATTAAAGGGCAATCCCACAGCAATGGCTGGCAGAGTATTAGCCATTCTGGATAAGTTTGAAAAGCCAGAGGCTATGGATATTAAATACAAGGTCCACTTAAGAGCAGTTAAAAGGTTACATAACCTTGATATTAAACCCCTACTGGCCAAGGATTTAAGACTATTCAAGGATGAACAGAAACCTAAGAAACTATTAAAAAAGAATACTATTAATAAATAAAAACATGAAGAGATACGATTTTGAACCCGCAGAACAACGGGTAATGGTTCTTCCGGAAGAACCCGAAGACAGGGTAGGTTTAATTTATGTCCCATCTACTGTTCAAAAAGATGCTCCGAGGTTGGGCAGAGTAGTAGCAGTGGGTTCGGGTTGTAAAGACAACCCCATGAAATACCATACTGGTCAGTTAGTTATGTTCAGCCAGTACGCTGGTTCTGAAATGGAACTGGACCGGGGGGACGGAAAGAAAACATATTCTGTAATGAACCAGATGGATATCTGGGGAGTATTAACACCAATACCTGATGAAGCATGAGAGTATATGCTAATTGCTATGAGCTAATGTCTGAGATTTTCCGGGAGGTCTGGGAAATGGGACAGATATGCCACCCATATTCAATGCAGAATATAGTGGTAAAAAATAATCCTGATTTCGATACTAAGGAGATTACTAATTACAGTTATTGTCTTCTCAATATGTTTAAGGCTGAATACCTTTTCTGGGCAGAGCCTGAAGCATTACTCTGGGCAGATGAAGAGTTCAAGGAAAGGGTAAGTCCTATTAAACTTAATCCGGGTAATGCCTGGAAATTACGTAGGCATATATGGGAACCATTTCTTAACGAAGAGGGAGAATTTGATTATACTTATAATGATCGTATAAGAAAACAACTCAGATATGTTATTCAGGAGCTTAAGGACCACCCAGATACACGTCAGGCTGTTATTAGTATATGGGATCCATCCATAGATGTTCGTAATCTTGGGGGTAAAAGAAGGGTACCTTGTTCTATTACGTATAAGTTTTATTATCGGAAGGGCAGATTGGATATAGTTTACGATCAGAGATCGGCGGATGTCGTAGTCCATTTTGGTAATGATGTTTACCTGGCTTGGAAAATGATGGAGTATGTTGCTGATCGTTTGGGTTATAAGAAAGGTTACTTATACCATAATATAGGTTCACTCCACGCTTATCGTAAGGATTGGGATAAACTTAAGCAGTGTATAGAAGACATCAAGATTAAATAATATGCCAGTTATCGGATCACATAGATATCACATAGTTCAAAGCATGAATGAGGTCTTACAGTTAATTAAGTACTGTAAGCAGACAGGATATTGTTCATCGGACTTTGAAACTAATGGAGCCAATGCTATGTATCCGGGTTCTTATCCTACTATACTCGGGGTATCATTCCAACCAGGTAGTGCTTGGATTATACCCCTGGGTCACAAAGAAAGCATCTTCAAAGGGAACTACAAACGTATCCTAGCTTTATTCGGAAGAGAGGTAATTTCCAATCCAGATATAGTAAAGATAGGCCAAAACGTTAAGTTCGAAATGAACTGGTGGCGAAAGTATGGGGTAACTATGCGAGGAAGATTATTCGATACTATGTTAGCCAAGTATGTTCTTGATGAAGAACGCCCCCATGACCTGAAAAGTTTGATTGACCGGTTTATCCCTGAATTTTCGGGGTACGATCTTCCGGGACAACCGGGTGAGAAAGCTACAGTAGAACAGTTGATAAACTTCTGGTCCAATGTACCCTTGGATAAATTGGCCCCCTATTGTGCGCTAGACTCCGACCTTACTTTCAGGTTATGGGTTTTCTTTGAAACACGTTTGATGGAAAATGGGTTCATGCCCCTGTTTAGGAATATGCTTATGATGGCTACTCGGGTATTATCTGAATCCGAGTATCATGGTATGTATATTGATATGCCATACCTTGAGGACCTAGTAAAAACCTATCGTATAAAAATTGATGAATGTGAAAAAGAATTAAGGTCTAATCCAGTTTTGATGCGTTATGAACAAGCTAGGATAAAAGAAGTTCGTAGGGGATTATTAGCCGGTTATCCAGACGATGCCCGAGGCCGAGCTAAGGCCTCTAACCTTTTAGCAGGGGGCTATAATACTAAAAAAGAAATGGAGCTATTGGCTCCATTTAATTTTGGTAGTATTAAACAAATGGTAGATCTTCTGTATACCCATGAGGAGGGGTTTAAATTTGATATAGTTAAGTATACCGTAGATAAAAAATCCAAGAAGGAAACAGATAACCCCTCTACAGATGAGGATTCATTGAAGCAATTACTATTAGAGGATGACTCTGGGTTTATTAAAACACTATTAAGGTTAAGGGAATTGAGTAAGATGTATTCTACCTATGTAATGGGTCTATGGAATAGGACTAATTCATTAGGTAAAGTACATGGGTCATTCCTATTACATGGCACAGTGACCGGTAGGTTGTCATCTAGAAACCCCAACCTTCAAAATATACCCCGAGATACTACCTCAAGCGATATAAAGAAAATGTTTATCGCTCCACCAGGTAAACTCATATTACAACTTGACTATTCTCAGGCTGAGTTAAGGGTATTAGCTGCCTCTGCTAAGGAAACCACTATGATAGAATGGTTCAGGACTGGTAAGGATGTACACACAGCATCAGCTGCTCTCAAGTGGGGATTAGAATATGATTATGTTTTAAATATACTTAGCGATGAGAATCACCCTGAGTATAAAGTATGGAAAGCCAGGAGAAAGCAGGCTAAGACTATCAACTTCGGTATAGTATATGGGCAGACTGCTAGGAAATTAGCCGAAAGCTTATCACAGGAAGGGGAAAAGGTATCAGTTGATGATGCCCAAGAATTTCTAGATGATTTCAATGAACAGTTCCCACGTATACAAAAGTTTATAGATCGGCAAAAGAAATTTGCTTCTGAAAATGGGTATGTCTATAACCTATTTGGGAGAAAGCGTAGATTACCAAACGTTGATTCAGACAACTGGGGTAAGAAATCAGAGGCTGAACGTCAATCTGTTAATGCTCCAATCCAAGGAGCTGCTTCTGACTTTGCTTTATTTTCCTCTATATTAATATGGGAACATATTAAAAGGGGAGAGATACCACAGGGGTTAATACAGGTGGGAACAGTACATGACTCTTTGATATTCTACATAGACCCAGAGGTAGTACATGAAGTAGTACCTAAGCTTTATGAAATATGTAGAAACCCAGAAACAAAAACCTGGTTTAATTTCGAAATCAAAGAGATTGAAATGAAAGTGGATTTTGAAGTTGGTAGTAATTGGGGGGAACTACATAAGTATGATGAGACAGTGGATTATACTGCTCTGGTATCCTGATATACTATTATAAATAAAAGAAATGCTTAAAAGAAAAAAGATACCTGACTATGCTGCTTCATCTAAATTGATGAATATCCTTGTTACGTATGGTGATGAGAAGTTCTCATTTAATTTATATGAAGAACTAGTCATTGATGAGGATAAAATAAATTCAGAAGCTCAATCACAGCCTTCTTCATATGCCTTTTTGAATATGCTTTACAAGAAACTTTTCAGGTTACACAAGCAATCTGAATATAAACTAGAGAAGAAGTATAAGAAGTTATTCCTTAGATACAAAAAGGATAAAGACCCCTTGTCTGGGAAATCCATGGCTAATGATATGGTAGAAGCTATGGTAGTAGTTAACCCAGAATATCAGGAAATATTAGCTGAACATTTAGAATTAGAAGGTCAGCTTATGGCCATAGAAGTATGTGTAAAGGGATTTGAACAAAGAGTAAATTTAATACAAACACTTAGTGCTAACATTAGAAAGGGATAAAAGTTATGGCAAAAAAAGATTTGAGAGCCCGCCTAAAAAAGAGGCGTGAAGAATTAAAATCCAGAAGTCAATCTGGTAACTTAGTTTTCATCAAGGCAGATACTACTCTCAGGGTTAGGATACTTCCTGCTGGAGAAGATGAAGAATTTATAAAGGAAGTAACCCAGTTCTACCTTGGTGGGGATATTAAGGGGGTGATATCTCCAGTATCCATTGATGAACCCTGTGCTATAATGGAGGCTTACGAGGAATTAAAAAATTCTGAAGATGAAGAGGATAAGTCTCTGGCTAAGAAATTTGCTCCTCGTCAAAGATATCTGGCTTTCTGCCTTCTTTACAAGGATGAGAAGGGTAAGCAGATAGATGAGGAAAAGGGTCCCAAGTTTGTTATACTTACTTCTGGTATGTACCAGGATATCATAGACCTTTACCTTGATGAAGATGACTGGGGAGATATGACTGACCCAGGTAAGCAGGGGTATGACCTTAAGCTATCTCGTATTGGTTCAGGTAAAACAGATACAGAGTATTCAGTTACCCCGTGTCCCAAAAGTGCTCTACCTAAAGGGGTAAAATTCCAGTATGATATTGACAAGGAATTCAGGGCAATCATACCTACTTACGAGGCTACTAAAGAAATAGCTGCTAAGTTCCTCAATTTACCCGCAGAGGATGATGATGACGAAGATTCTCCCAAGAAGCCAAAGAAAACGGGGTCAAAGAAAATTATTAAAAAGAAAAGGGATCTATAGTAATGGCTAAGAAGAGAGTTATCAAGAAAGCTGGTAATGTCCTCACTGAGTCTGAGATATTTAAAAAATATCAGGGTAGTGGTTTGGCCAGTAAGGTAACTGTAATACCAGAAGATTCCTTGTGGATACCTTCAAGACATATATACCTAAACTATACCCTGGGTGGGGGTATTCCTTACGGTAAGATATGCGAGATATTTGGCGGGGAGTCTTCGGGTAAATCCTTAGTAGCTATGGATTTTGCATACTGTACCCAGTATCTAGGAGGTATGGTTTTATGGAATGATGCAGAACAAAGCTTCGATCCTAAGTGGGCGGTTCAAAATGGCTTAGATTTATCTAAGATTGTTTTGTATCCAGAAACCTCAATAGAACGTATCTCGGATTGGGCTGCTGACCTTTCAGTTACTTACCGGTCAAAACTTAATGAGAATCAACCTATCCTATTGGTTACTGATTCCATTGCCGCTCTTGATTGTGAAGACAATATCAATGCAGTTCAATCAGATGCTAAAGCTGAGATGGGTAACCGAGCTAAGGCTATATATAAATACCTAAGGATTCGTAACCAGCTCTTTTCAGAATTGGGTATAACCTTGATATTTGTAAACCAATTAAGGAAAAAAGTAGGGGCAACTATTTTTGAAGACCCCGATACTACTCCTGGCGGGGATGCTATGAAATTCTTTGCATCTCAAAGGATGGCATTTTTCCAATTGAAGAGGATAACAGAAGGAGCTAAGGATAATAAGATATGGCTAGGTAATGAGGTATCTGTTCGAATGAAAAAGAATAAGGTAGCTCCACCTAGACCTTCCTTTATCACTGAGATCTTTTTTAATGCGGAATATAATAAGGTTGGTTTTAATAAGTATTCCAATTTAGTACCCTTATTCCTTAATACAAAGGTTATACAGGTTATTAAGGGTAAGCGGGGTTACTGGTTTAATGGGGAAAAGATTGCCGATGGTAAGGATAGCTTAACTGAGGTATTAAAAATCAATAATGAGTTAAGAAAGAAACTCATTAAGGAATCTGGGGTTAATACCCTTACCAAGACTGAGAAGAAGATAGATAAGTTAGTCAGTGCAGGTATCAATAGGTATCCAGTAAGGATTCAGAAAGTAGCTAAGCAAGAGGAATTCGATGATGAATAAAACTTTGATTATATTGGACGGTAATCATTTAGCTCATCGAGCTTACCATAAATTCCCTAACCTAAAGACTTTTGATGGGGTTAATACTTCTGTGGTCTATGGGATTCCTTACATCATCGAAAGTTTGATCAGAAAATTTGTTCCCGATAAAGCCATGATTGCCCTTGATGGTGGTAGGAGCTCCTTTAGAAAGGGGCTCTTGCCATCTTATAAGGAAAGGGAACAAAGACTTGGTTTTGATAAGGAAGACTTTTATCGTCAGAGAGATGATGCTGTTAGGTTTTTATTGGCTTTAGGTTTAGACATAATACATAAAAGGGGATACGAAGCCGATGACCTTATTGCTATGGTGGCTTTACGTTACTATAGGAAAGGCTGGAACGTTATTATTATATCTGGTGATAAGGACTTTAACCAACTCATAGGAGAACATGATTCAGGTGGGACTATTTCCGTGTTTAATACTGGTAAAGGTATACTTATAGAATTATCTAATGCCATAGAAGTTCTGGGTTACCATCCTAATCAGTGCGTAGATTACCTTTCTTTAATAGGGGATCACTCTGATAATATACCTGGGTACCCAGGTATAGGAGAAATTAGGGGGGTCAAATTTATGAAACAGTTCGGTAGTATACGTAAGTACCTAAAGCTCAACCAACAGTTTGGTAAAATGGATAACCAAAAGCTAAAAGAAGTATGGCAATTCAATACGAAATTAATAGACCTTAAATATTTTTATCGGAAATTTTTAATAAAGGAAAAGATACCTTACCAACACGGGTTATTCAATGAAGAGCTATTAAGTAATCTTTGTCATGAATTTGAAATGAATTCATTTTTAAAACCACAATTTATAAACACCTATAAGAAGCTTTATGGAAAGAGCAGATAGAATATTCATTACAGGTACCAGTGGGGTAGGTAAAACTACTTTAGCTAAGTTTATATCTGAACGTTTTGGTTTACCTTATATATCCACCTCAGCTAGTACACTCTGGCCAAAGTATGGATTTTCCAGTCATGCAGATGCCCTTAAGAAATGTATGGCTAACCCAGAGATAGGATTCCTTTATCAGAGGGATATCTTATTTAATAGGGTTGACAGGTTGGTTAATGAAAAGGAATTTGTTACAGATCGTGGGCCAATAGATAACCTGGCGTATTTCTTATTGCAACAGGCTTATCATAGCGATGAAAATAATTTAACCTTTATTAATGTCTGTAAACAATTACATAGGTTAGCTGATAAGACTATTTTCCTTACTCTGCCTGATACTACGGAAGGTTATTCTATAGAGAATAACTCTAAACGTATAACCAGCATGGTTTACCAGAAAATGGTGGATAACACTATGCAAATGGTAATAGATGAGTATTTCAATGGGTATAATATTCTTTATATAAAGGTATGGGATATGGAATACCGTAAGAAAATTACCGAGGATTTTATTAAGGGTATACTCTGATGATGAATTTAACTATCAAACCCGTAGACTTACCCGATGGTAAATATGATGCTACCTGGTCAGGCCATAAGTTGGAAATTCAGGCTGAAGGTAAGGTAGTTAAAACAGAGACTACTATAGGCATCAAGAGTATTAATGTAAGGATTAAAATAAAAGTTACGGGTGGTTTGGTTGAGAAAATACAAGATGAAACAACATAAAAGGTTACTAGCTATAGCCAGTTCAGATTGGCATCTTTATGATTGGCCTCAACATAATGAGGGTGGTAGAAGATTAGATGTGGCTTATAAGTTCCTGACTCATATCGCTAATGAAGCCAGTCGCAAATCAGTTCCCATTCTATTCCCAGGTGACCTATACCATACTCCTAAGGCTATAGACACTGTAGCCTATCAATACTATAACAAGGTTTTCAGAACACTTAGTGGTATGGATAATGTCCATATCTATGGTATAAGTGGTAACCACGATCAGGTAGAAAAGAATACCTTGGATCATACCAGTGCTTCGCTATTTCTGGGAGCTTGTGAAGCATTCCCAAAACTATTTACTTCGGTAGAGTATAAAGGTAGGATAATAAATGGTAAATTGAATGTTATAGGTATACCATATATGTTCCACAATATAGGCTTCGATAAGC